ATGGCTAGGCAAAGAAGCCCGGACCGCGATAAAGCATTCGAGTTATTCAAAAAACACAATGGAAATATTCAAAATCGAGAGATTGCAAATCAACTAGGGGTTTCAGAAAAAACAATTTCAGGTTGGAAGTCAAAGGACGGATGGAACGGAGTACTCCAAAAAAAAGAACGGAGTACTCCAAAAAAACGTGGCGCGCCAATTGGTAATAAAAATGCGGTTGGAAACGAAGGCGGAGCTCCAGAAAGAAACGATAACGCGACAAAACACGGGCTCTTTGCCAAGTACGTGCCTGAGGAAACCGCAGCCATCATGGAAAGCCTAGAGGATATTTCTGGACGCGAGATTTTGTGGGGCAATATTAAAATGCAATATGCTGCTATTATAAGAGCGCAGCGCATAATGTGGGTGGATGATTCAGAGGACGATTTAGAGAAAGCATCGAGCGAAAGCTGGGGTCAAGATGGAGGCGGACAAAATCGTAAATTGATATACGCCTATGAACGATATGCTACCTTTCTAAGTTCGCAATCTCGAGCTATGGGAACGCTGACTACTCTCATTAAACAATATTTAGCACTTGATCCAGAAGGCGAGCGTGCGAAACAACTTGAAGTTATGGATGCGACAATCTCGAAATTAAAAGCAGAAGCTAACGCAGAATCTGATACGGCCCTCACCACAATAACCTTTGTAGAGGATGTGCCGGCTCATGACTGAAATATCTTTAGCTAAAAAAATAGGACAAGGATACAACCAGTTCTGGCATAACAAAAATTTTTACAGAGTGGTGAAAGGCTCTCGAGGTAGTAAAAAATCGAAGACAATTGCTTATAATTTAATACACAGACTTGTTAAGTACCCATGGGCTAATGTTCTAGTGATAAGGAGACACAGCAACACTCTACGCCAATCTTGCTATACGGAGCTAAAATGGGCTATTGATCAATTCGGTATAACAAAAGACTTTAAATTTAATCAAACGTTGCCTGAAATCACCTATAAACCTACTGGCCAGAAAATTTTATTTCGAGGGCTAGATGACCCGCTTAAAATAACATCTATTGCAGTAGATACAGGGATTTTAGCGTTTGTTTGGATAGAAGAAGCATACGAAATAGAGTCAGCAAATAAGCTTGATACGCTTACAGAGTCCATTCGGGGGATATGCGAACATGAAGACGCTTTTCGGCAAGTTACCATAAGCTTTAACCCTTGGAGCGAAAAACATTGGCTGAAAAAAGCGTTTTTTGATGAAAATCCGTTATATGATGATGTATTTGCGATGACAACCACCTATAAAGTGAATGAGTGGCTTGATGATGGAACTAAAGCTCGATATGAACGCTTATATAAAACAAATCCTAAGCGGGCTAAAGTCGTATGTGACGGCGATTGGGGAATGGCAGATGGTTTAGTATTTGAGAATTTTCAAGAACTTAAGGAGCCGCTCAAACCATCAGAATTACTCGAACAAGGGTATCAGCGAATAAACGGGATAGATTATGGATATACAGACGACCCAACAGCATGGATTGATGCATACGTTAATGAGCAGGAGAAAAAACTCTATATACACGATGAGTTTTACCGCTATCATTTGCGAATTCGAGAAATTGCAGATTGCCTAATAGCGAAGAACTGCGATGATACAACGTTAATGTCTGAAATCGACAACGTCATTATCGATGAGCTATACGATTATGGCATTTATGGCATAACAAAAGTTATTAAGGACCGCATATTAGCGGGGATTGTGGAGTTGCAAGATTACGAGATATTAGTTAATCCTAATTGCGATAACTTTTTGATGGAAATTAATAACTACACATGGAAAAAGAATAATGTTACAGATAGATATCTAAATGATCCCATCGATGAATTTAACCATTTAATCGATGCGCTAAGGTACGCGATGACTGCTTTACATCATGGGGTTAAATTAGACTTTTATAAAGGTGATATTTAGAAGGGGGGATAATCCAGTGAGTTTAAAAAATACCACGATTCCTAGTCAGAAAGACCGTACTCTTTTACTAGATTCTAATAAGGAGCTCGATGGTGAAATAATCAAAGAATTTATTTATAAACACCAAAAATTATGTGCGTTTTATAAAGAACTAGAACATTTGTATACAGGGAATCACGACATTTTCCATCAGAAGAAAAAACCTCTTGGGAAACCCGATAATCGAATAGGTATTAATTTTGCTCGCTATGTAGTAGATACAGCAGTGGGCTTTTTTGTTGGGAATCCAATTAAATTTACACATGAAAATGAATTGATTAAAACTAAGATAGATGATTTTCGCAAGCGCAACTATGAAGAAGATAATGATGCAGAAATTGCCAAATTAGCATCCATCTATGGGCTGGGATATAAATTGCTATACCAAGATGAAGATGGCGAAACTCGAAGTGCTGTGATTTCACCGAATGAGGGTTTTTTAGTATATTCAAACGATCTTAAGCGTAAACCGATTTTCGGTTTTATTTACACAAATGTTTATGATGATAGTGCCAAAACGAGATTTGATGGTTTGGTCTATACAGACAAACAAATTTATGAATATAGGGATTCGGAGAAAACGTTGTTAGAAACAGAAAAATCAAAAGAATACGAGCAGGATTACTACTTTAATGATGTCCCGCTCATTGAGTACGTGGAAAACGAGGAGAAGCAAGGGCGGATTGAGCTCATATGGTCACTCGTGAATACGTACAATAAAATGATTTCGGAAAAAGCAAACGATGTAGATTATTTCGCGGATGCATACTTAAAACTTATCGGTGTAGAATTTAAAAAAAACGCAAGGTAACTACCGAAGAAGGCAAAGAGGTTGAGGAAACCGACGTGACGAGGGAAATACGGGATAAACGGATTATAGCCTCATCCAAACCCCTACAAGCCGGACAGAGTACTGATATAGCGTTTTTAGAAAAGCCAAATGCAGATAGCACTCAAGAAAATTCGTTAAACCGATTAGAGCGACTTATTTATCAGATGAGTATGACTTATAATTCGAACGATGAAACTCTAATTAGCAATGCGTCAGGTAAAGCGTTGGGCTTTAAATTGCAAGATATGAAAAATAGTACTTTAACGAAAGAACGGAAGTTTAAAAAAAGCTAATTCGCTTGAATATAAAATGGTTCTTCAAACCGACCCCGCTATTACGGATAAAAAAGCTTGGATGGATATCGAACAAAAATATACGTATAGTGAACCTCGGGACCCTAAGGAGGAGGCTGATACAGCTAGAGCTTTAGCAGGTGTCACATCTAAAGAAACACAATTAAGTGTATTAAGTGTTGTTCCAGATGTTAATCAAGAATTAAAACGTCTGGAGAAAGAAGAGGAATCCGTTGCAGAGAAAAGTGTTCCTCTTGATGAATTTAATCGACCCGAAGGTCAAAAAGAAGGGATAATCCATGACGATTGATTACTGGGTACAACGCGAGCACAATCACACTGAACGATTGAAGTATCAAAGTTTGAATGATGCAAAGGCTTTTAGGTTATTCTCCGAAAACGCCATGAGGGAAATTGAAAAACTCATAAATGACCTCCTATTACGATATGCCAATAAGGAGAGTATCGCGATGGCTGATGCTCAAGAGCGTACTGCTAAATTTGATGTGGAGGCTTTCCGAGATAAAGCTAAAAAGTATGTACAAACTCGAAATTTCAGCGATAAAGCGAATAGAGAGCTAAGGCTGTACAACATGAAGATGAGGCTTTCACGGCTACAGCTTCTTAAAAATGAGATTGCGATTGAGCTAAGTAAATACAGTGACCTTTCCGAACAATACATGAGGCAACGATTAACAGAGTTTGCACGTACTGAAATTGAAAGACAGTCAGGCATACTAGCTGGCACAGTTCGTTTTAGCAAAGACGCGACTACGAAAATTATCAATGGTAGCTTTAAAAACGTCTCGTTTTCAATGATATGGGGTAAAGACATGGCTCAAATTCAAGCGCTTCTTGAAAAAACTTTGGATAATGCGATTACAAGAGGTGAAAATCCAAAGAAAATGATAAGCGAGGTGCGAGAAAAATTCGTGAATGTTTCCCATAAGCAGGCATCGAGATTACTAATAACGGAAACGGCACATGTCCAAACTCAAATACAACTGCATGCTTTTAAACAGGCCGGGTATACGAAAGTTCGTTTTATTGCGGAGCCTGGCGCATGCTCTACCTGTTCTCAATACGCAGATCAGGTTTTTTTAATAGAGGAGCTTTTAGCCAAACCGCCTTTACATCCTTATTGTCGTTGTAGTCTTATCCCCGAACCGTGAAAAATGTCCAAACCGTGCTTACGACATTAAAAGATGCATGAGCTGTCCACCGTGTAGACGATAAATACATGAGATTAGAAAATGGAGTGATGAACTGATGCGCCACAGAAAATTCTTTACTTTTGATATCCAACATTTCGCGGCACCTGCTGATGATAAAGTGGGAGCTACTGGACCTGAGACTGCTGAATCCGAAACAGGGGCGGAAGAAAAACCGAATGAAGGTAAACAGCCAGAAGAGAAGTTAATCCCGGAGAAAGAACTTCAACGCCGAATTTCTATCGAACGAAAAAAAAATTGAAAAAGAATTCAACGATAAAAAAGAAGCGGAAGAAGAGGCGGCTCGGTTAGAAAAGATGAACAAGGAAGAACGAGAACAGCATGAAAACCAAAAGTTAAAAGAGGAAGTTGAAAAACTTCGGAAAGAGAATAACTTTTCCAAAATGGGCGAACAAGCTTCTGAGATGCTCACAGAGGAAGGCATTAAAGCGAATAAGACCGTTATCGGTTTAGTTGTCCGTGATACCGCGGAGGACACAAAAGAAGCTGTAGAAGCTTTCGTGGGTGTGGTACAAGAACAAGCGCAGGTTTTAGCAAAAGAGATGCTAAAAGGCAAAACGCCCCCTGTTAAATCGACAGACGGCAAAGCTGTTTCTTGGCGGGATAATCTGATGACTAACTACCAGAAAGCAAGAGAAAATAATTAGGAGAGTGAATAAACATGCCAGTAATTTTAGATAATAAAGATTTAGCTAAATTAGACCAAGAATTCGCGGCGGATTCGCAAGTGTGGGAAGTACTAAAACAAGGTGGCCAAGATATCGACGAATCGGATTTTGTTGGGGCTAAAGAGGTACGTGTGAATAAAATGACAGGATTTACTGTATCGGACTATAAACGTAATGCAGTGAATGCGCGCAATAAAATCAACATGGAAAAAGAAACGCGCAAACTCGAGAAGGAGCGTTGGATGGGCTACGATTTAGACGCATTAGACCAATCGGAAAACGGGTCTTACGATGTTACAAATGTATTAGAACAACATGTGCGGCTTATAGCTATTCCTGAAAAAGACCAGACTGCCGTTTCCCGTTTACTGGAAAACGCTGGTAAAAATGTTGTGGAAACCGTGACAACAGCAAATTCTTTAGCGGTTTACGACGCTGCCGAACAATATATGACGGATCAGGAAATTGTAGGACCGTTTGTCATGTTTGTATCCAGCGATTTTTATCTTGCGTTAAAAAATAACGAAAAAGTGTCAAAAACATTCACTACAAACGAAGTGAAGATGAACGGCATTAACCGAAAAGTAGCCCAACTAGACAATGAAATCCCGATAATCAAAGTTGCGAAAAAACGTCTGCAAGTGGACGAATCGAAAAAAATTAATTTCATTTTTGTTCCTTTGAGAATTGCGGCACCTATTGAAAAATATAACGATGTGACTTTAATTCCATCGAAAGATGACCGCGACGGTTATCGCGATACTATTAAAGGTCTAAATTATTACGATTTAATCGTATTTGATAACGCTAAAAAAGCCATTTATGTATCTTATGAAGAAGTGGAAGTAATTCCGGAAGGGTGATTTGAATGACAAAATGTAAAGTGCTAAAAACATTCCGCGACGTGCATACAAAAGAAGTGTACAAGAAAAATCAGGTCATTGAGATGACGGATGACCGCATTTTAGAGGTCGAGAAAAATTTAGATGCCAGTTTCTTGAAGCAACAAGAAGAACCGAAAGAAGAACCGAAAGAAGAACCGAAAGAAACAGTAAAGAAGTGATTGAAGATGAATAATTATCTTGAAGATGTAAAACCTTTACTGGGGTTGACGGATGAAGCTTATCAACTTGTTAAAAATCGAATCGATAAGCTCATTTCGTTAACAGAGGCACAGTTAAAGCAAAAAATTAAAAAACATCATCCGTGCCCACCGAACTAAGTTACATCGTCGTATCTGTTGTGATTAAGCGGTATAACCGATTCGGAGATGAAGGCGCTGAATCCATTAGTCATTCAGAGAAAAAAATATCTTATCAGAAAACTGATTTTGACGAGTTCGCTCAGGAGATTCAGGCTTATTTAGATGAAAATGATTTAGGTAATCGTCGAACGGTGGAATTTTTATGAGGTATGATACAGTTGCGAAACTTTACGATTCCAAACTTAGGCATGTTGATACAGTTTTGTGTAATAAATCAGACATGGGCACAAGGTTTGCTATGCAAAATTTCGGAGATACTAAATTGGAGCGTCTTATTATTCGATTAAATACTCCACTTCCTTTTCGTACGGGGTATTTTGAAATTGGAGAAAAGGCTTATAAAACAATTAAACCTGTCAACATGGATGATCGTTTTACACATTATGTAGAAGAGTACAAAGCGGGTATAAATCATGGAGTTTAGATTATCAGGGTTGAAAAAAACTTTTGCGAAGAACTGAAAAAATGAAGGATCTAGAACCTTATCGAGAGGCTATTAGTCAATCAGGAGCAAAAGCTTTTCGCTATACCAATCAAAACACCCCCGTTGAGACACGGTTTTTAAAGCGTTCTGAGGGCATGAATATTATTGATGACGGTTTGACAGCTGAATTGTATTATAGTGCTGAATACGGGCCCTATGTGGAATATGGAACACGTTTTATGTATGGCAGATATTTTATGAAACGGGGCATGCAACAGGTGCGACCTGAGTTCAGCGCTGCTATGCGACGGGCGCAGCGAAAGCAGATGGGAGGTTCCTAATGGCGAATCCATATAATGAAATATATAGGCACTTGTTCGGCGTATCTGAGGCATTAGGGTATGAGACTTATGACTATCTACCTGATAGTGAAGCTTCGTATCCTTTTGTTTTTTTAGGAGAACAATTCAGCAAAGATTTACAAACTAAAACGAAACTACGCGGTAACACAAATATCATCATTCATATTTTTAGCTACGAAAGGAGACGAAAAGATGTTGAAATGATGATGGATACACTTAACCGAGCCATATACGGAATTGGTTATACGACTAATTTTTATTGGATTGTTAACGGGGCGAAAAATGCACAGCATATCTTCCATGAAAATCAAGATGGCGGCAGCCCTCTTGTTCATGGTGTGCTAGATGTGACGCTAGAATTTTTAGGAAAAGGAGAATAACAAATGGAAAATCAAAATTTAGCAAGTCAAGCAATACCTGGTAAAGATAAAAAATTAATTTTTCGACTAATGAGCGAACGCCCGTATAGAAAAGCAGGTATTCTAGCTTTGCAGGTGACGCACACGTATAAAAGTGAGAGTAAAACAGAATCCACTCAGACGAAAGATGGAAATGTTGTCGGGGGCGGAGGGAAAGAAACCTCGCTAGAATTAGAAGCATTACTTTCTGATACAAAAACGTGCCATATGCTAGAATACGCCCAGGATACGGGAAGTGTTTTAGAAGTATGGGAAGTCAATTTATCTAAGCCTCTAGGCGGTAATAAGTATGAAGCTAGATATGGAACAGGTCTTTTAGCATCTTGGGAAATGCCAGCAGAAACGGATAAAAACAGTTCAGTGAAAACAACCTTAAATCTAAACGGTTCATTCGGATTGTTAAAAACAGGAGCGACACTCGATGCTGAGCAACAAGCAGCCGTAAAAGCTCTTGGATATGATACTATCGCTAATCCACAACCAGAGGAGATTGTACCTGTTTATGAGGTTGTGACGGAAGAAGAAAAGGTTCTGCTGGATGCGAAAAATAATGCTGTTGCAGAAGTAATCGCTTTAGACGCTTTGACAGATGAACAAAGAACAGAGTTCATTGACAGTATTAACAAAGCCAAAGATCAAGCTGAAGTGGATAGCATTGTAAACGAAGCGAAAGCCGCCGCGACACCCTGAGCCGCCCCTAGTTGTGCAAAATGAAGGGCTGACAGATACTAGTATAAACCTGTTTTGGGCTATTAGTCCCTATGCAGACAGTTATAAGGTATACGTCAATGACGAAGAGCCTAAACTTGTTGAACAAAACCGTATTAATTTGACGGGTTTAACGCCAGGTGAATTTTATAGTATCCAGATAGCCGCTGTTAACCAGCACGGCGAAGGGGCAAAATCAGAAGTATTTATACAAAAAACCAAAGTAGAAGCGGCTGTTCTGCAACCTTTCAAAATGGGGGACCCGTATTTACTAGGTACTGGAGCAGTTGGGGACACGATTACCAGTTGCCGGCTCTATAATGCAGACGGCACACGATACATCACAACAGGAACGGTAACCAACGGAGCATTAAAAATTTATTTAAATAACAACGCAAATATTGTAGAAGGCGAACAATATACGGTTAAAGTGGTCGATGGCGACCCTAAAACTGTACCGCTCTTATCAGATGCAGAAGGTATGCCAGTTACTTTTACAGTATTACCGGCGACATAGGGGGTTAGAAAATGAGATATCCTGATATTAACCCAAAAACAGACGCTCTTTTCCAAAACGTTACAACAACTTCACCTCTTGTTAAAGGGCTCTTCGCTCCTGATTCTTCGATGTATATTCGTAAAAATGATGACAGAAGGATTAAATTATTAACTGACGTATGCGGTGTTTTTGAACGTCGTTTCGAAAGTGTCGAAATTGGCGACATAATAACGTTTGAGTTCAAGGAAGGTACACAATATATCAAGTTTGCAGATGATGAGAAAATTAGAGAGTAGAACACCTTTCAAGGTGTTCTATTTTATTATTAGGAGGAAAAATAATGACTAAACAAACCGTTAAGATTGGTAAAAATGTATACACATTGAATAAAGGTATCGGGACTTTTAAAGCGCTCGGATTGATGCCTAACCAAATCGAAGAAAATATCGAAGGATTGGGGAATATCGTTTTGTCTCTTCAAACAGGCGAACCTTTTACGATCGTTGAGATATTAAAAGCGGCATTAAGTACCGAAGATATCACGGATGAGGATATTGAAAATTATGTATTTGAAGCAGATGCGGATATAGAAAAGTTAAGTGAAGATTTATTGTCTTTTTTCAAGAACTCGGCATTCAAGAAAACCTTCAACATAGTGAACGAACAGGCGGACAAGATGATGAAATCAATGGACGACGTGATGGAGAACGTCATGAGCGAAATCCAGAACTTGAATACGGACGAATCTTAGAAAATTGTTTCCGATACTATCCCACTCTTTCAAAACGAGATATTGACCGGATGACATTCGAGGAGTACATCATAAGACTTCGCAGTGCTTCTTTACGCGAAATAGACTCGCGAAAAATAGCTTTTGAGGCTTCATGGTTACAGAGAGCCGTGAACGCCGTTGACAAGGACGGTAAAACGTATATCTTCAGCGAGCTGAAAGACCTTATCAATTTTGAAGCAGTGGAAGCGGCATTGCGTGGAGAACCTAGCGAAAATGCCGCGATAGATTCTCGTAAACAAGCTTTGATAGATGAGAGAGACAAGTATGTGGCCTATATCAAAAAATTAAAAGCGGATAAGGCTAGGGAAGGGATTATCGTGGATGAAAAATGGCTCAACTCGAGAGGGCTTTCAGATGTTGAGTAGAAAGGAGATAACCCAATGATTCAAGGAGAAACTCTAGTCGCATATCTGAAAGCGCAAGATTCTGGCATGACAAGCACGTTAAATCGAGTTGGACAAGCCATGCAGAAAATGTCGGGTCAATCTGCAAAAGCCAGTCAAACTTTCACTGATAAAGTGAAAAACATCGCCTTAGCGACAGGTATATTCAAAGCGGTAAGTGCGGGCATTCGAATTGTTACTAATCAATTAGGGGCCGCTTTTACGCGTATGGATACGATGGATAATTTCCAACGCAACATGACGCGTATAACAGGTAGCTCACAGAAGGCTTCTGATGTGCTAGAAGAGTTGAAAGGGGCTACGAAGGGTACGGCTTACGGCCTTAACGCCGTTGCTATGTCCACGCAATCCTTCGCTAACTCCGCTATACCATTAAAAAAATCAACACAATATGCTAAAGACTGGATGGACGCTGTCAGTGCATATGGTGACGGAACGACAGATACTTACCAAAGCGTCATGCTACAGCTAAATACAGATGGCAAGTAAAGGGAAAGCCAATTTAGGCGACATGAAGAGCGCAATGGAAGCTGGTGTGCCGGTTCTGCAAATATTAGCCGCACAAACAGGAAAATCTGCGCAACAGGTCAGCGATGATATTTCAGCAGGCAAAGTAAGCACGGAGCAATTCATGGATGCTATGCATACCGCATTTACGAAAGGGGCGGGTGATTTCAAATCCATTTCAGGTGCCGCTAAGCAAGCGGGTAATACTTGGAAAGGGACTTTCGACAACATGAAATCAGCCGTTACACGTGGTGTGGTTGCGATGATTGAAAACTTTGATAAGATGACCAAAAGCCTTACTGGTTCTGGTATAAAAGAATGGGTAGCTGAATTTGGTAAATTCATGGAAACCTATTTAGGTAAAATTGGGACTCTTTTAGGTGCTATTGTACAGCGAATTGTCCCCTTCAAAAATGCTATGTTCGAAGCGTTTGATGGTGTAGGAACAGCTATTAAAAGTGCTATTACAGCTCTTATTGCAGCTTTTCAAAGTCTTACAGCTAATTTTGGTAATACGGATCAAGTAGAAAACTTTAAAGGTTTGATGGAACAAGTTGCGGCAGGTATTAAAAATTTAGCAGGATTTATACAAAATAACGCAGATGATATCGCATACTGGACTTTAACTTTAGGGAAGGCCGCGTTGGCGTGGAAAATTTTTCAGAAAGCGATGGGAATCGGTGCAGGTATAGCGCAAGGAGCTGCGCAAATATCTTCGTTCGCTGGAGAAATCAGAAATCTTGATAAAGCTCTAAGTGGTCGTTTGAGACCTGTTATCGACTCAACAGCAGGTGCTTTTACAGTATTTGGGTCTCGGGTAAAAAATGCTTATTCTAGTTTAAGAGCTGATAATGTGGGTGTAGTTACAAGCATGTTTACTTCGCTTCGAATGTCTATTTTACAAACTAACCCCACTTTAGGCATTTTTAGTCAAAATTTAACACGGGCTAAGTTGCAAATGAAACAGCTGGGAGAGGGAAACGCTTTATCTCGTTCTATACGTGCCTTTTCTTCTTCGCTAGAAATTACCTTTCCCAAAATACAAAAATTCAATTCAGGTCTACGCACCATGGGAACGAACGCTTTACACCCTATCAAGGGATTGAGAAATGTAAGTAGCACAGCAGGGAAAACCGGTACAGCTGTTAGCGGAGCTACTCTGTTGATGGGGAAAGGATTTAAAGGGATGGCAAAAGCCGGCATCGCGGCAATCCGTGGGCTTTCCGCGGCTATGTTATCTAATCCGATTACAGCTATACTATTAGCGATTACCCTTGCCATTGTAGGCGTTATGGCGATGTGGAAATCGAACTTTTTAAACATACAAGGCGTAGTGAAATCATTTGGTAGTGTCATTTGGGACTCTCTTAAATCGTTAATTCCGATGTTTCAGGGTGTCGGACAAGCGCTCAAGCCTTTAACTCCTTTATTTAAAGGGATAGCTATTGTGGTAGGCGGCGTTCTTGCGACTGCACTTGCGGTCGTGGTGGATGCATTCCGTCTCATCGTGACAACTGTTGCTAACATGATACAAGGGCTAATGGCGCTCGGGTCAGCCATTAAAATGGTAGCTAAGTTTATGTCTGGCGATCTAAAAGGCGCTGGAAAAGAATGGGATAATGTAAAAGATAAGATTGGAAAAGTGGCTGATAACTATGAGACCTTTGCGAAAGATTCGGCAGTAAAAGGGCTTTTTACAAAGACCGCTAAAGAAGTAGACAAAACAACGAGCAAAGCAGAAAATGGCGTCGGGAAGATGTCTGCAGCATTCCGAAAATTACACGGCACTACAGATGAGGTTGGCCAAGGTTTTGAGGACTTGAAACAAAAAATCGATGAAGCTTTCAATGCTGAAACGCAAGGTCAGAAGACGAAAGCTTTTGCAGAAACGAATAAAAAATTACTCGATACTTATTCTCAAAACATGGAAGAAATAAAGAAAAAACCATGCTTCTGCCGAAAAAGAAATAGACGGCATAGATAAGAAAAATAAAAAAAGCCCGTCAAGCTCTTATCGTACAGGACGCACAAGAGCAAATGAAGCTAATCGCCCAGAATAATAAGAATTTATTGGCGCAAGAAAAAACAAATAGCGCCATGTTGAAAACGAATCGTGATGCAGATGGTAAAGTGTTGACAGCACAACAAAGAGCGATATTAACCGAACAAAATCAAGCCATTCGTGAAAAGTTGCTTGAGGCTAATCAGATGTACACTACAGCGGCTGAGGAAAAAATGAAGCAAAATAAGAAATTGAGTCAAGAAGAGATGACTCAAACATTAGCCACTTTAGGAGATAGCTACAAGCAACGTATGACGTCTATTCAGGAAAATGAGGCTCGTATAAAAGAGTTGCGAGATACAATTACGAAGACAAAAGATGCAGCTGAAAAGCAAGCCGCGCAGAATGAACTAGACGCGTTAAATACGAAAAACGGTCAGCTTCTAGAAGCACAAAATAACGCTGGTATACAAATGGTGGAGCTATTGAATCAAAACGGGCAGTTGAACGCGGCTAGTGTGCTTGCAGGTATGCAACAAATGGGCGCTGTGACCGATAGTCAAATAGTACAGATTGTTCAAAAATTCGCTAATTTCGGCGCATCGACACAAGAGCAATTAGGCTTAGTGGCAGGAATCATGGGGCAAAAAGGATTGGAAGGCTCCGCCGCGTTAGCTCAAGGTATCCAAAATCAAGATTTTTCAGCCATTCCTGTTGATATTCGGAATAAAATTGCCGCAGGGTTACAGTCTTTACCTCCTGCGATGTTTAAAAACGGGGACGACGGAAAGCAACAATTCATCGATGCTATAAAGAAAGGGAATTATAAAGCAGCCGCTAAAGCTATGCCTAAAGGGATTGAAGACGCGTTAACCGAAGGGAAAGGGCCGACGAAGAAAAAAGGCAGATGACTTAGTAGAAAATGGGGCTAAGGCTCCTTTAAAGAAAAAAAACAAAAGACTTTAAAAAAGTAGGGGAAGACTGGGGGAAAGCCGCAGGCGAAGGCTTAGACAGTAAAGCTAAAAAACTTGAATCAGCGGGTAAAAAAGTGGCGAAAAGCGCTAAATCTGGGGCGAAAAGCGTTGATTTTAGCCCTGTCGGAAAAGGAATTGGAGATGGTATGTCCGCAGGATTTGACGGCCAATCTTTGATAACAAAAGTTAAAAAAGCAGTTGAAACTGCCAAGGCGGAGGCGAAGAAAGCTGGAGACATTCACTCCCCTTCAAGATGGTTCCGTCAAGTTATCGGTCAAAATATTGGTAAAGGTATGGCTCTTGGGGTAGATGATGAAGTCGACAATGTAGTTAGCTCCATGCATGGGATTATCGAATCTGCCAAAAGAACGACACAGGACAGTCAAGCGGCTCTACTTTTTGGTTCCGGTAAAAAAGAAGTGCAGGTGACAACCAAAGATGGTACGGCATCGCTAATTGCGCAAGCACTAAAGGATTTTGTTACCACGCATCAAACCGTCGTATTAGACACTGGAGAAACGATAGGTGGAATAGGCCCGGGCATGAATGAATTTTTAGGTCACACAACGAGAAAGGATGAGCGCGACTCATGGTAGTAGAAATTAGAGAAAAACTTGTGTTTCAGGAATTTGATAGTAAAAAAATGGGTTTTTATTTAGTAGATCGCTCGCTTGAATCTCCACAAGAAAAAACGACCACAGTGAATATTCCTTACGCCCATGGTGTGGCGGATTTCTCAATGATAACTGGCGAACGAATTTTTGAACAACGTACTCTCTCCTATCAATTTATTATTTACGGCTTGCCTTATAATTTTGACCGTAAATTTTTGGAAGATGAATGCCGCCAGAAATTAATGGTTCCGGGCTACGGCAAGATAAAAGACACGCACAACCCCGGTTATTTTTGGTGGGGGAAGTGTGAAGAAGTCAACTGTGATGATGATGAGGGTTATCGAAAGTGTACGATTGATATTAAATTTTCAGTTTATCCATTTTTAGCGGCTGATGATGCTTATTTTGACGACAGGTGGGATACTTTCGATTTTCATTAAAAGCATCTCTCAATTTTATACATTTAACATTCAAGGGGCGGAGGATATAGTCATTATAAATGCGGGTAGCCGTTCCATTTCTCCTCAAATTCGATGTACCAATGCTTTTACACTCTATGTAGAAAAAAAGGCGTATCGAATTTATCCAGGTGAAAATAAAACGCTTCTCCGACTCCTACCTGGGGCTAATGAAATAGTTGTCAAAGGTACCGGAGGATTAGAAATATACCCCAGAATAGAGCTGATGGTCTAATGTATGAGGTTTATTTGTACGAAACTTACAATCGGGATGTCCCTAGACTCCTTCATTCTCCTTACTCGGCCAATTTAAATAAGTTGTCTAATGGAAAAGTAAAGCTCGTTTTAGACGGTATAGATCAATTCGAATTCTCTTTAAATGCGCAACATGAAGCCTATCAAACTTTTACCCCTATCGTTAATCATGTGGAAGTGAAAGAGTTAAAGTCAGGTAAAACAGTTTTTCTCGGACGTATTCGCTCTATGGGTAATGCGATGCAAGGCTTCGAGCAGTCTTTGACAGCGGAAAGCTTGCTATCTTATCTGTACGATGGATATCAGGTGTTTCAAGAGTTATCCAGCAGTTCTATAGAAGCTTTTTTTAAAGCATTGATTAATCAGCACAATAAGACTGTGGAGAGCCATAAACAATTTCAAGTAGGGCGGGTTACTGTCACGAATTCAACAGATAATGTCTTTCGGGGGATTGGATATGGAACTACTATGGATGTGATAAAAGATAAGCTTATCAATCGTTTAGGAGGCTATTTAAAGATAGATACCCAGACATCGCCCGTGACTATTCATTATTTAGCCTCTGTAGGAAAAATCGATAATTCAAGCCCATTGGAGATGGGACGTAATGTTTTAACCGCTAATCGTTTGATATCTACAGATGATCTAGCGACACGGATTATACCAGTAGGAGCGGACATAGAAGGAACTCATGGCGAAAACGATACAAATTCAGACGTGAATCGTCCTAAAGTTACGATTGCTAGCGTAAATAATGGCAAGGTATATCTAGATGATAAGGAATTACAGGCTCAATTTGGGGTAATTCCGCACATAGAAACTTTTTCGGATGTGCACACGCCTGCGATTCTAAAAACGAAAGGTCAAAACTGGCTAGCCACTCAAAAAAAATTCTTGACTTCGTGGTCCATTACGGCGGCTAATTTAGCACTTTTAAATCGGGATATGCGCGATTTTGAAGTGGGGAATTTTTATCCCATTAAGATTCCGCTGATAGCGGCGGAGGAAAATGTACAGGTCATTGAAAAAAGCATTGATATTTTACAGCCAGAGCGATCGGATTTGCGCTTAGGTGACAAATACAAAACGTTATCTCGCTTGCAGAATGAGCTGAAAACGGAACAGAAGTCAGCGGACCAAGTGCGCCAATCTGCTAACACCCAAACAATAGAGCAAGTAAATAATTTAGAAGCTAGGCTACAGGCGCTAGAGGAATCAGGAACTGCAAAAGGTATTGATGTATCTGAAAGTAATAGCGGAGTGGATTGGGCGGCGCTGGCGGCGGAAGGCTACACTTTCGCCATGATTGCTTTTGATAATGAAGCAGAGTCTCATCTGCAAGGGGCGCAAAATTTTCAATGCGGGCTTTTTGTAAACAGCATGGCAACTAACTCAACCGAAGCCGCGGCAGAAGCCGATTTGGTTTGTGACTTAGCGGATTCTTATCGAATATCCTACCCCATTAGCTTTTCTTGGAATTACGAAAGTGAGCAACATATGCAAAACAAAGGCTTGAGTCCATCTAAAACCGCGGTTTCTGATATAGCTCTCGCCTTTTTAAACCGTGTCACAGAACGAGGTTATCAGGCGCTTAATTTTAGCGATGTAACCTTTTATAATCAATACTTTGATGATAGGGTAAAATTGTTCGATTGGTGGCTTGAACGCCTGAATGTCTCGAGCCCAGGCATTTCTTGCATGCTATGGAGAGATACGAAAAAAGATGGACTAAACTTGAATCAGAGTTTTAAGAAGGAGGTATAGCATGGATTACAATGTTTACGCGGATGGTTACGATACGCTGCCCACAGGTGATTACTCAGGAATTGATACAAGAGGGCTTATTGTGCCTGCGGGAGCGAGTCGGGAAGATTATTACCGTGACCCAGACCATATCGATGTTGTGAATGGAGTGGATTTAAGCCATGTCTCGCCGGAACATAAATTGTTAGCGAAATGGGTTAGAGAAAAAATGTACGGGATTGATGTTCGAGAATCTCTTGCTCGTTTAGTAGAATTAGTTAGCTCGGATTTATACGATAGTAATATAATAGCAAAAGAACTAAAAGAGTTATCAAATCGTTTAGAAAAGGAATGGAATGCGACTATCAATGGATTGACTCAGGATAGCGAGGTTATCAATGCACGAATTGATACAAAAGGTCTTATACAAACTACGTTGAGGCAAAGAATAGATAGCGAGGTTTCCTATTTAACTCCAACAGAAAAACTGCTAGATATTCAGCATGATTTGTTTTCTTATCCATCTGTTCGGTGCATGGCTTGGAACTATGGTCTCGGGCTAACTCCGATAGGGGAAGAACCAGAGGGGTTATTTGGCGGAACAGATGCAAAAAGTATTCTTTCAAATGTGACGTATCAGGATAGAAACCATCTCACAGTGTTTGTAACAAAAGACTACAGTATGGAAAGTCCAGAGATTACAAAAGTAAACGCGAAGACCTATCTATTAACACAAGGGACTTCTTCTGTTCAAATTTTTATAGGAGGCGAATAAATGATGATAACTATTACAAAAGGGATGCCAGATGGCCCTCAAGCTATTGATTCTAATTTTAAGGAATTAAGGCAAAACGGGATTACTAAAAGCGTCTTTGATGGAGCTGCATATTTTTTAGATACACAATCATTTTCTTGGAGTGAAGAGGATATTGGACCATCCGGTAAACTCATTTTGATTTTTGAGCGGTACCAAGCGGGAACAGGTGCTTTAGGCTACTTCACAGAACCCATCAGTTTTGACGCGGCAACATTGAAGAAAATAGGTAGCGGGGTATCTTATAAAGTAAGATTTTCGGATAGCTCAACGGTTAAAGTATTTTATCCAAGTCTTACAGGGGTTCATGGTCATGGAGATAATGGGCTAGATGCTAATAAAGGGTATGCTTTAACTCATGTATTGGTGGTGAAAGGTTTATGATTCAGAAATTTGTTCTTATAGAAAATGGCTACATTACAGCATGGAGCGATGTGGAGTTTGAAGGGTTTACACCTATTCAAGCGAATGAACAACATGTCAATTTACTAGACTGTGTTCAAGTAGTCAATGGAATCACAGTCTTAGACACTCAGAGACAACAAGAGGAAATCAACAGAGCAAACCAACCGGATGAGCGCGATGCGGCGATACTGGAACTGTCAGATTTAGTGGCTCAATTGATGGAGAAAGTAAACGGAGGGGATAATAAATGAGTGCAATAGCGAGATTATACGCCACCGAAGTGCAAAAAGGTCGACGGGCATTAGAAGACGTGCCAGCGTTATTTAGAGAAGACGTCAGAAAAATTTTAGAAGAAGCCGAGTAGGCTTCTTTTTTATGCAACTTAGACAGTCTAAAAAGTGTAAGGAGGATTTGAGTTGCAGACTAGTTTTAAAGATGGGGATTTAAAAATTTATCGTTACGGTAAAAGGCGTGAACGAAAAGAACAGTTCAAGAGCGCGACGTTTGATTATTGCCGTGCATGAAGCGTTAACGAAAAGTATTAAATAGGGGTGGTGAAGATGGAACATTTAGTTTTTGGAGCCATACTTTTTTGGATTGTCAATAAGTGAATGGCTTGGGATTTTAGCCTTAGGCGGCACGGTGATTGGCACATTGTTTACTTTAATGAAAAAAATAGTAGTCATGCCCATCGTCAAAGAGCTACATCAACTTTCAAAAACAATTGAAGTTATTAATACGCGGGTTGATAACAATGAAAAATACTCGGCAGGGGAACGACAAGTCATTCATAACCGAGTGAATAAACTGGAACGCCGAACAGATAAAATAGAAAACGCGGTTGGATTACGCGGAGGATGAGATTAAAGAATTAAAAAAAATAAATAGGAGTGGTCAAAAATGAAGATAAATTGGAAAATTAGATTTAGTAAAAAGAACATCATGTTCATCGGTCGCTTTGTGGCGGCTATTTTTGTGCCAGTATTGGCATATATGGGACTAGCTGTAACAGATTTTACAAGCTGGGGTAGCGTCTATGATGCTTTTATTGCATATGTGAGTAACCCCTATTTACTTGGACTTACAGTTTTTAATGCGATTAATATTGTGCCAGACCCTACCACAAAAGGGTTAGGTGACAGCTCGCAGGCGCTAGATTATGAAAAACCTAGAAAGGATGAAGATTAATGACCGTATCTTTAGACTGGCTTATCAAAAATGCAAATAAACGTTTAAATGTATCGGGCATGCGATTAGACGTAGCTTCTAAAACCCGTAATGTGATCAAAAAAATGTATGAGCAAGGTATCTATATTGGTATCGCTCAAGGCTACAGAAGTACCGCAGAGCAAAACGCTCTATACGCACAAGGTCGAACGGCTCCGGGGCAAAAAGTAACCAATGCGAAAGGTGGTCAATCGAATCATAACTATGGGTGTGCCGTAGATTTATTTATCTATGCACATGATGGCAAAAGTGTTGTCGCATGGGAGCCACCCAGTACAGTGGTTAAAGCAATGAAGGCAGAAGGGTTCAAGTGGGGTGGAGACTGGAAGGGGTTTGTTGATAAACCGCATTTTGAACTGTACAACCGTGTAGACGGCGAAAAATTGCCGAAAGATAAAAATTGTGATGTAAAAACGAAACCAAAGGGCTGGCATTGGATGTGGGCTCGTCGTTCTCTATATATGAGAAAGAGCCCCGGTTGGCCATCCAAAATTGTCTGTAAGATTCCGAATTACTATGCAGTAAGGGCGAATTTTGATAACATTAAAAACGGCTTTATCGAGGTAGACTTCCAAGGGAAAAAAGGTTGGTATAAATTAAGTAAAGTGCTCTATTGGTTTGAAAAGAACCCAACTCAAAAATATGAAGTCACGGGCGATATTATTAACTTCCGTAAGTCATATAAATGGGGCAGTAAAGTTGCACAAACGAAGAAAAAAGGCGATACCGTTCTTGTTCTCCGCAAGATGAAAAACGGCTGGTTACAGGTAATTTTATCAAATGGAGTTATCGGGTATATACCAGATGCCCCACACTATGTTAAAAAAGTGGTGTGAAATAAAAAAGGCACTACTCCGTCGAGTAGCGCAAAAAAATAAAAAATTTTAAATAAATATCATACAACTTAAGTATAGTAGTTGTTGAGATATATGTCAACAACTACTATTTAGCTAGTAACCTACAACATATTTCTAAATTAAATCTTCAATAGCAAATTTCGCATCGTCTCTATCGTCGGTTGTTTCTGCATCATTATATTTCTCAACAAGCCTTTTAAGTTCGCTCAGTTGCTTATCTGTTAAATATGTAGCACTTGGTTCTTGAGTTTGCCAACCAGCGATATTCTCATGTAATACTTGAATAACCTCATTTTCCTCGTTTAAATATAAATCATAATCGCCTAAATCTACTAAGTAAGTCGCATTTTTTGTCGCTTCATTTTCATAGTCTTTATAAAATTCATTTTTCAATCGTCCGTTTATATAATAAACGTGAATTTCAAAGCCCGCGAAATCTGTATAATAGCTGTCTAAAGCATCTTTTACTTCTACATCTTTTGTGGATAAAACCACTTTCACGCGCGCGTGTTTCGCGCCAAAATCATCCGATAACACTTCAATCATTTCACCGTTCAATAACTTTTCAGCGTCAAAGCCTTCAATATTACCATGCCCGAATTCCTTTTCTGCAATGTCATCTTCAATAAAATTCTTTAATTCTTCATACTGTTCGTTTAACACATTCATCAT